GTCTAAATTCGTTACAAATGTGCTTTACTCTATTTCTAGGGTCAGGTAGACATATCTCATCTATCTGTATAGCTTGTTTACCGTTTATTTGCCATACTAAACAAGTAAGGTAAGGATTAACGTTTTCATCCCAGAATAAGTGGATAGGTAGGGCTTCGTTGTATTCAATATCTTTAATTTGAGTGTTAGGGTTAAAGTCCTTCCAAAACTCGCCACCTGTTCTTAATTTGCCCCAATTACCTAAAGCGTATACGTTGTAATAAGCATAATCTTTTTCTTTATCCGCTTCAAAATCATCAATAACGTGTTGATCTACAAATCCACCTATTAGCTTATTCCCTTTCCATTTACCAACTACCCAATAATTATCTAAATAAGTAACTTTTAGAATTAAAGTATTTCCGCTTTCATTAATCCATTTACCGGTAATATCTGTTTTTATTTCAGTTAAAACCTCTTTATCAAATACATTAACCTTTATCCAATGCTCTTCACTAATCGGGTTAAATATTCCTATAATTTGTTGACCTGATCGACCTCTTAAGCGTTTTTTAATTTGCTTTAAGTCTACCTCATCAAATTGGCTTATCTCTTCAAGTATAACACGTTTAAAATTTGAAATACCTTTAACTTTCTCGCTATCATCTAATCCCCTAAATCTAACAAATGACCCTGTCTTGCATTTTATGAAGTTTTGTTGAATAATAAACAAATCATTAAGACCCCAATCCGTAATAACTTTTTTAAAATCTGAGTAAATTGAATCCCTAATGTCTGTAGCGTATTTACGAAGTATAAGGCTGTTATTATCTGAGCCTTGTAACATTTCAATAATGCTTAACTGAACAACTGAGAATGTTTTAGCAGCAGATGAGCCACCATATAACCAAATGTAACGTATCTGTTTATTAGCAAAAGCATCTTGTAAATGCCAAAATACGTTATTAAATAAATCGGGGTTAAAGTTTATTTCTGGTTGTTTATTCGCCATCATCTGGCTTTTTGAATCCTACGTTAAATGAGGTTATTTTTTCGCCATCGGTGGTTATATCCATTTTCTCACCCCACTTTTTAGGCTTAAGTTTTGACGCTATCCACTTACGTGCATCTATTTGAAGTCTTGCCCTAGAAACATTAGTTGAATTACCGACCTCGCCAAATTCACCTGCTATTAAATCGCCATCTTTATCATCTGCAATTCTAAGTATTTCATCGGCTAAATAGTCCGCCTGTTCTTGTTTTGCCTTGTCGTAATTGTCCGAAAACTCTTTATTTTCAAATATCCATTTACGAATTGTTGAATGAGAGGGGAAGTCATCATTTAGGTCACATAGCACTTTTAAGCCGTGAGATGATTCAGCTATTGCCATGCAAATTTTAGTTGCAAGTTCTTTTGAATATTTAGTAGGTCTACCCCCTGCCATTTTATGAATTTATATACTCGCTAAATTGTTTATCAGTCATGCTTTTGTTCATAAGACAAATATACAACAAAAAGGGCAATACGCAAAACGTTATATAAAAAATCAAAAAAAAGCCCCGATTAAGGGGCTAATTTTCTACTCTCTAATTATTACCTTTCGCCTATAATTTCCACTTTTTTCAATTATAAGTTCATTGGTTTTTTTATCTGTTTTGTTCCCCATCAAATCGTAATATTCGATATTTTGGCTATTTGTTTTATCAATTTCTGGAATCCCAACATCATCATGTTTTATGTAAAAAGGTAAATAACCCGGAGATGGAGTTGAATTTGAGTATATACGAGCATTGCCATACCCCATAGCTGGTATAATTTTAACTTTTTTGATGTAGTAGTTGTTGCTATCCTTTGGTAAACCGTAAACCGTTGTATAATGAGAATACATACAATCCTGAAGGTAAATAGGTGTCCATAATTGTAGCCTAGCGTAATCATTATAGGCAAAATCAGCTGTGAAATGGATTTCAATAGTATCTCCCATAATTACGGAATCTGTTACAGATTTAACAATAACACTAGCTGTTAATTGTGCATTTGATTTAATCGAAAAGCACATAAATAATAATATAATAATTTTTTTCATAATTCAAATATACTTAATAAATTTTATGTAACCCTATTTAACTAATATCAATTAAAAATATTAGTGTTGAAAATCAACACTTTATATTTAAAATATAAATTTTAACATTTTAATTGTTAACGTTAACAAAATTAGTTATATATTTGTGATGTATTAATGATTTAAAAATAAAAACATGAGAAAAAAACAATTTAAAGAAGAGTCTGAAACGATAGGAATAAGAGTTCCAAAATCAAAAAAAGATATGTTAAAAAAGAGATTTGAGAAAATAGTTTCTAAGTATAAAAAATCTAAGTAATGAAAGTTAAAAAAGACTTGGCCTACTGGCAAAACTTGCGGAACGAATACGAGAAAATAATATCAGAAACTACCGACAAGGATCATAAGAAGAAAACAAAAGAAGCATTAAAAATAGTAAACCAAAAAATTAAAAACATCGCAAAATGAACCTACCTAAAAAATTAACATTATGCTCTCTTACAAACTCATTCATAGTTGATGAGAATAATAAAGATGTGCTATTGTGCTATTCTGATATTTACGAGCCTACAGTATTCCGTGAAGCTGTAATCAAACGTTACAACTCATACACTCCACTTGTAATTGCTTTAACACTTGTTTCGACTGCCTTAGTATTCACTTTAATAGCATTGATATGATAGATTACATTTTAATAGCATTAAAAGACTTAAAGTATAGGTGTAATAATATTTATTAAATCTTATTTATAATAACATGGAATCAGAATTAAGCTATAACACGCAAATATTAGCAAAAGACCTGGAATATACAGAGTGCGAAAATTGCAACGGTTCGGGACATATTTACGAGTATGATGCGGATGGGGAATTGCAAAAAGAAGATTGTCCTGAATGTGGTGGTACTGGTGTATTAGAAATTGAAGATTAATGATACTATTTGAGGGAACTATAAAAAGCACACAATCCTATAAATCAGCAAAGTTAAATGCAGCTAAAAACGATAGTATATTTCAAAAAACAAACTGGCATAAAAAACTATTAAAACAACTTAAATCATCGCAAAATGAACAAACACGATTTACTTGAGAAAGAAACTAATGAGGTTTTGAACTCAGCAGAAACAAAACAAATGGCAACTAGAGCCTATTTGATATTTTCAATTTTCCTGATCATGCTTTTATCAATTTTTATTTGTGTAAAAACAGCAGAAATTCAGACACTTAAAAGCAAAGCCCACAACGATAGCCTAGCAGTTCAATCATTAAAAGATAATTTATTGTTAGGCAAATAATGTCAAAACAGCTTCAAATAGAGTTTCCAAGCCTTAAACACATAAGCTTTGAGGAGCTTAAAAAGGCTCAAACACTCGCTAGGCTGCAATATTTAGAACAAGAAAATCAAAAGTTAAAAAAAATAATTTCAGCTTTCAAAGGCTGGAATACTAGAAAATCAAAATAGTTATGAGTTGGGAAACAGAATTATTAAAAGAAATACAACGCCAAGAAGATAGGATAGTTGTAGGAGCTTCAGCAGCAGAAATTAAAGATGCTCAGTTAGAAATGGAAAGTCTAACAAATAGGTACATTAAGCAAACTAAGCCAGTTTCAAAACCTGCCGATGTAAATTTCATAGGTCGTAATACATATGATAGACGCGGCGAATTAATCGGGTTTTATTTAGAGCCAATAGTAAAATTTAGATAGTATGAGTATAGCAAGAGATAAACAATTATTGGTTGCTTTATTTAAAGTATGCAGCGACCAGAGTACAAGGGTTTTAGGTGAACTAAAGCAGCAACAAAAAATGAGATTTAATATAGCTGTTAATAGTATTGATAGTTTTATTAATGAGATTGAAAGTAAAATGAATCCTACTGATAAACAGGATTTACAAGAGTTAACAGATGCTTTAAACGATTTTTTACAGGATGTTAGAAAGCAGTTTATTGACTATACAGAAACAAAAAGCCCGACCTAAGCCGAGCCTCTTTTTCATCGCAAAATGAAATGTCCTAAGACAAGACAAAAATAATAATTAATAATTTAAAAACAAATCGCAAAATGCCAAACTACAGAAACGTTTACAAATCAGACCACCTAGGCGTGGTAGATTTAGAAGAATTAATTGAGCAAAACAAGCATTTAATTTTTACAATTACTCAGGTTAAACAAGAAAATACAACCGTTGCAGGTAGTAAAGGACTTTTTAACATTGCTTATTTTAAAGAAAATATTAAACCTCTAGTCTTAAACAGTACAAATGCTTCAACAGTTAGAAAACTAGGCAAGTTTGGAACTGATGTTGATACTTGGAAAAATGTTTTAGTTGAGTTATACATTGATAGTAGTGTAAAAATGAAAGGTCAAGTTGTTGGAGGTGTAAGAGTTAAACAAACAAGTCCAATCGTATCAGCTCCTATTTCAGATGTTAATGCCCTTAAAATTTTAAAAGAATCTAAAACACTTGAAGATTTAAAAGCTAATTGGGAAAAGTTGAGTGCATCTGAAAAGAATTTACCAACTGTATTATCAGAAAAAGAAACTCTTAAAACAACTTTAAAATAATGAAAGTATTTTATGACATAAAACAAGGCTCTGATGAGTGGCACGAAATAAGACACGGTAAGATTGGAGGTACTTTAGCATCTGGGTTATTTACTAAAACAGATAATTTACTAGATGAATTGTTAACTGCAAAGTGTGAGGATTATGATCCGTTTATTGATGGATTTGTTAGCTCAGATATGCAAAGGGGTAATGAATTACAACCAGAAGCATTAAAAAACCTTATTGAATATACTAAAATAGATTTTATTGAAGTTGGTTGGTTACAATGTGAGGATAATGAATTATTAGGTATTAGCCCAGACGGAATAACTGAAAACTTTAAAATTTCATGTGAGATTAAATGCCCTGCAGCTAAACGACACACTCAAACAATTAAATCAAATGAAATTCCTTTAGATAATATTCATCAATGTATTCATTATTTCACGGTTAATCCATTTTTAGAAAGACACTTTTTTTGTTCTTACCGTCCTGAAAACAAGTTTAAACAATTATTTGTAAAGGAGTTAACAAGAGATAGTGTTGTAAACATTGGAACAAATGCAAAACCAATTAAAGTTACAATAAATGAAGCTGTTAAACTTTCGAGAGATTATGCAAACGCTGTTTTAATTGTATTAAAAAAAGAACTTGATAATTTATCTTTTTAATCATGCGCTACTACATAAAATCTGAAATAGTTGTATTAATTAATTTAAACTTTTAGCGATGGCTTATAATAGTGAATATCATACAGAAAAAGAATTAAAAGAAATCCAAAATTGGGATATAAAAGATGCTCATAATTTGGTAAACAGATTACGTGATATGTGGCAATATAATGATTACTTCATTGAAAATTGGGGGCTTGACCACATACATAAAGAAAGACCTGTTTTGATGTTAGAATTACATACAGGCGGATGGAGTGGAAATGAAGATATAATTGAAGCGTTACAGAAGCATAAATTATTTTGGATGATGTGGTGGTGGAAAACAGAAAGAGGAGGCCACTATTATTTTGAGATTGATTTTTCACAAATAGGTTTCAAGCCAGTAAGCGAATTTACTAAAGAAAAGAAAATTACAAGACAGTATGTATCAAAAGCAAAAGAAAAATTTGAATGGGTTAAAATATCACATGGTAAACGACTTATCCGTGCGGTGGAAATTTTAAATAAAACAAATTGAACATAACGTTTTGCAGATACCAAAAGGAGGGATTACGAAGCACAAAATTTAATACTAAAACAATGTTTATCTTCACAAATCTAAAATAATGACAAGAGAGCAACTTATTGAGCTTTGCCAAGATGCAGTCGTTCATCACACAAAATGGGATAACCGAGATAGTTATTCAGCACAAAAAGGAATACAATCAGTTTATGAAGGCTTAACTGCTGGATTAGATTTCAGAATTGTTACAAAAGAAATTTCGCCCGATTATCATTCTGACGACAGAACATTGATAGTTGAATTTCTACAACCTATCGACTTTGACAAACTTAAAAACGCAAAGCATTTAGAAATTTCTTCAAGGGAAGATTATTTTAAAGACTGCGACCCTGAATATGAAAGTGAAATGTTTGATGGCGATGGAATTGATTTTTATTCGTCATATACTCAAACTTATATGCCAACTCGTCAAAGGTTGGAAGAATGTGGAATAGGTAACGACTGGTATTAAAATGGCTTATAACGTTTTCGGGCTTGGCGACAGGCTGAGGAACGAGGCTTACGCCAAACCCGTGTTAGGTGGCGAAGCGAACAGTTTTGTTTTCAATTTTTGCGGGAGGGATTTAATAACAATTTAAAATAAAAAAATATGCATTTTATCACAAAAAAAACATCAGAAACGGGGAAGAAATTCCAAGTAATATCCGAAAAAGCGGATGCAGTATTAAAAGCAGATAAAGCCGT